TTGGATTAGTGACTGGCATAAGACAAGATCCAGATAATATTTATAGAATCTTTGTAAAACCATCATCTCCAAATATTCATATAACAAATTTGGAAGGAAATGTGGTAAGTGATTATCTTAATTTAACACCAACTACGGAGAAACCACGAAAATTTGGAGTCAGTGCTTATCTCGGATACGGAGCAACAATAGATACGAAAACTCGTACTGTGGGAATGGGACCATCCGGAGGAATAGCAGTTACCTATACTATATTTAGTTTTGGGAGTAAATAAATAGAAATTTAGATAATTCTTCGTTGATATTTTGAAAATATGAAATTCTTATTAAATGAATATTGTTTTTACGACAATATTCATTTTTTATTTCATCTAATTTTTGCCTCTTTTCTAATCTTATGTCGTCTTTTTCAAAATGAAATCTTTTAAAATGTTGTTCTCCATCATATTCTATACATATATTATATTCTGATAGATAGAAATCAAAAGGTAATTTTTTTATGTGCTTACAATTCTCAAATTTTTTCTGTGGTATGAATTTGATATTATTCTCTTTGAGTATTTTTTCAATTTTAATTTCAGCTTTTGAACTGTTACATTTAGGACATCCACATCCATTAAATAGATTTTGGGGTTTAGCTGGCCAATCACCGTGTTTGGGACATGTTACTAATATATTAGTATTGTTATCAACATAATTCTGATTTTTAATTGTATATCCTTTGCCTTTATGTGCATTTTCACATTTAATTCTTACGTCTATTAAATCTAATTTGTGCTTTTTTGTGCAAATAGGACAACCTTTACGTTTTAATAATCTCGTGGGTGAAATAAACCAATCATTGTCTATATGTTTTTTACATATAACTTTTATATCTGTTTTTGCATTAATATATTCTTGATTGGGTATAATAAATTTATCTCCGTGAATCTTATTACATTTTTTTCTTAATTCTACTATTGATGATTTTTCGACACCTGCACATTTGGAACATCCATGTCCACTTAATAAGTTTTTTGTAGATATGTCAAATTCTCCATGTGTTTTACAAATAACTGTTATTCTTGCAAATATATCTATGTAATTTTGGTTTGGTATTCTATATTTATTACTGTGTATTTTATGACATCTTTTTCTTATATCCAAAATGTTTAATTTTTTACTCATATATCAATCTTATTTATTTTATATATAAAGAAGATGTAGTCAAATTTAATATATAATAAAAAATGAATGGCAAATCTTAATATATAGATAAAAATAAATTAGTAAGAATATGAAAAATTTGACAGATTATAATGATTTTAAGAATAAAAAACAAGTTGCCGAACCTATTGTTGAACAAATTGTCGAATCAGTTGAAGAACAAGTAGTTGAAACTACTGAGGAATCAGTCGAAGAACTTAACGAGGGCGCGCAATTGTTCGATAATACGTGGAAAGTAAGAACAAGAGTAGAAATTCCTACGTCTTTAATTAACGCCTATGTTAAGAAAGTACAACAAGATACGGGTGAAGATCCTAGAAAAAAGTGGTCAGAACAAGAATTGGCTGAAGAAATTACAAAATATGTAACAACTTCATATTTGACTATTGAAAATCTTCCAACTACTATTGTTGCTAATGCATCTGCAGAGCCAAAGACACAAACTCAAGAAGAAATGCCAGCTGAGACACAAGTTCAAGCTCCCGCTCAAGGTGGTGAAGAAGTTAATGTTCAGATTGAACCAGCACCACAAGGTCAACCAGCTCCCGCTCAAGGTGCCGAAGCAGTTGCACAAACTGTACCACAAGCTCAGAAACCAGCTCAAGCACCAGCTCAGAAACCAGCTCAAACAATTTAATTTTCATTTAATAGATAGAGAAAAGGTATTGATTTATTTCAATACCTTTCTTTTTTTAGTTCTATTATTTAATATATAAGATAAAATTTAACTATCAAAATGAATAATATCAATGAGGATAAATTAATAGAAGGAATAAGACCCAAGGTGTTGCATTTTCCGAGTGATTTCACATTAGAAGAAATAAATAAATTATTAGAAAATAGGCAAGATATTATTTATTTTACAAGACTGCTTAAAGAAGGTACGGAGTTTCATGTAGTTAAACATAATAAAAATGGTTTTTTTAAATTACAAGTATTGGAATCTCAACTATTTAAATATTATGAACAATTTAAAGATTTAAAACCATTATTAAATGGACTTAAAGTGAAGGGGAATGATGGTTTCGCTATTGTTGATAACATATCTCCGATACTTGTTGAGAAAATTAAAGAAGATTTTAATAAGTTATTAACAAAATAACATTTAAGTAATGTCTAATTTGGTTATTGGTGGTAATGCCAAATATGAGGTATTAGATTTCAATGATGATGTATTTGTGGATTTTTCATCTAATTTAATATTATCTGGTTTGACAGAACCTATTAGTTTTTATATGTATTTGGATTCTAATAATTATGTAAATTATGCCATAATTTTTTATTCATCCGAACTATCTGATAATGATACTAAAAATGAATTTATAGTTTTCTTATATAATAATTATTTATGGATTCAAACTGGGACTGACCTAGGAGAAAAAAAGAAAGTAGATATTACAAATTTTACAAATAAAACCATATTAGTTGAATTCAAAAGAACTGATACTTTTAACGGAGCAACTATTGATTATATTAAATTTAATGGAATACCACAAAATTTGGTTGAATCGGAATCAACGTTAGGTCTTTTTCAACAATCATTTAAAATAGGTGCTCTTTTTAATCCATATAGCATGGTGTATACATTTCAATTGTATAGTGCTACTATTTGGAATATAACAGTACCCGGAAGATATCATTGGAATGGATTTCCAGGTGATAATAATGTGGGTTGGATAGACTCCATAGGAAATATAGATGGTAATCTAAGTGGATCTACCATAAATAATAGAACAGTAGGGGGAATATTAACATCAAAGATGAAATTCGGTGGTAACTCTAATATAAAACTGAAAATTGTTTCACCTGCTGATACATCCTTTATATTAGATATAACGACAACAACTTTTAATCAGTCCATAACAATACCTCATTTAGAATCAGACAGTCTTAATAATCCTTATAAATATAATTATTATGTTGATTATGGTGATGAGACAATACTTCGTGTATTATCTTATAACGATATTAATTGTACACATATTTATACATATCCCGGCATTTATAAATTAAAAATAATAGGAACTTGTGAATCGTTAGTTGTCAATAACAGTGGTACAATAAAACCCGCCGTGACTAAGATAACATCTTGGGGTGTTGTTGGACTCAAAGAAGTCAATTTTTATGGGTGTGATAATTTAACTGAAATTTCAACTGATACTTTAAGTGGATTATCTAGTGTAGTTGATTTTTCTGATGGTTTTTATAATTGTCCATTAACGTCAATTCCAATAGACGTATTTAAATATGCTACTAATGTAATTGATTTTAATAATGTTTTTAATAATACAAATATAACAACAATCCCGATTGAATTGTTTGATAATTGTACAAAAGTAACTAATTTTTCGAATGCTTTTAATAGTTGTTCATCATTAACGGGAAACACTCCTCAGTTATGGACTACATATTCGGCATCAATTGGTACGGGATGTTTTAGTGGGTGTACTGGGTTAACCTATTATTATACACAAATACCTATTTCGTGGGGTGGTGGTTATGATCCAATATTTAAGATGATGGTAACAACTACACTCACAGGTCAATCAATAACAATACCTCAATTGAATGGTTATAATTTTAATTATTTGATTAATTGGGGTGATAGCACGGGAGTTACTTTAGTAAAAACATATAATGATACTGGTTGTACACATGTTTATTCAATTGCAAGTGGATATACAGTAACAATATCTGGAATCTGTGAAACTATTTATGTAAATAATAGTGGAACTTTAAAAACTTATTTAACTAAAATATTACAGTGGGGAAATATAGGAATTAGAGTAATTAATTTTAATGGATGTAATAATTTATCGTCTATTCCAGCTGATTTGTGTGGTGGGTTTGTTAAAGTGTCGAATTTTGATTCTTCTTTTAGTCAATGTTCTAATATAACATTAATTCCTGATAAATTATTTTATTATGCGACGGGAGCAACTAGCATGAGTAATACGTTATATGGTTTGTCTAAAGTAACATCTATTCCTACAGATTTGTTTAGATATAACACCGAGGTGATTAGTTTCAGTGGTATTTTTAGTAATTGTACTAAAATCACTTCGATTCCAACGGATTTGTTTAGATATAATATAAAGGCAAATAATTTTGATAATGCTTTTAGTCGATGTTCTGAGTTATTATCAATACCAACAGACTCATTTAGATATAATCTTCTTGTAACTTCTTTTAATTCAACTTTTTTTAATTGTACAAAACTAGCAACAGTACCACAAGATATATTTAGATATAACACGGGAGTAACTTCTTTTAATTCGACTTTTTCTAATTGTACAAAACTGATAACAGTGCCACAAGATACTTTTAGATATAATACGGAAGTAACTACATTTGTATCTGTTTTTAATAAATGTTCATTATTAACGGGTATAACATCTAATTTATTTGATTATAATGTGAAGGTAACTAGTTTTGCTTTATCGTTTTATAATTGTGTGAAATTAACATCAATACCAATAGACATATTTAAGTATAATACTAAAGTAACTACATTCTCCACTACTTTTGGTGATTGTGTGGAATTAATATCAATACCGTCGGATTTGTTTAGATATAATACGGAAGTAACTACATTTGATTATTTATTTTTCGGCTGTACGGGGTTAATATCGATGCCATCGGATTTGTTTAGATATAATACGGAAGTAACTACATTTGTATCTGCCTTTAATAACTGTTCATCATTAACTGGAATAACATCTAATTTATTTAAATATAATACAAAAGTAACTAGTTTTGAACAAACGTTTAGAGATTGTATACTATTATCGTATATACCAACGGATTTATTTAGATATAACACTAAAGTAACTACTTTTTATAATACTTTTCTAAACTGTCCTAAGATATATGTGATTCCTAGTACTTTATTTAGGTATAATACGGAAGTAACAAGTTTTAATAATACATTTAGGTTTTGCTCCTCGTTAATGACAATACCAACTGATTTTTTCAAATATAATACTAAAGTAACTACATTCTCCTCTATTTTTAGTTATTGTACGGGGTTGACATCAATGCCTAATGATTTGTTTAGGTATAATACAGAAGTAACAGATTTTTCATTTACTTTTTATGAGTGTAATTCATTATCGGGAATAACAGCTGGATTATTTGATTATAATACGGGAGTAACTACTTTTACTTCAACTTTCGAGTCGACTAAAATAACATCTATACCAAGTGGTTTGTTTAATAACTGTTCAGAGATAACAACTTTTGCTTCAACTTTTTCCAATTGTGATAAATTAACAACTATACCAACAGATTTGTTCAGATATAATACTAAAGTAACTACATTTGCTAGTACGTTTAATAATTGTACTTCGTTGACAACAATACCAATAGATTTGTTTAGATATAACCCAGATGTTATCATATTTGATAGCACCTTTGATACTTGTTCGTCATTAACGGGCATAACATCAGGATTATTTGATTATAACACTAAAGTAACTACGATTATAAGATGTTTTGAAAATAATACAAAATTACAATATGTACCTACAGATTTATTCAAATATTGTACTATTATAGGTAATTTTCAAAATATATTTTATGGATGTAGTTCATTGACGGGAATCACGTCTGGTATGTTTGATTATAATACTAATGCAAGAATTTTTTCATATGCTTTTTACAATAATACTGGAATAACTTCGATACCTACAACATTGTTCGATAATTGCACTGGTGTTACCACTTTTGTATCAGCGTTTTACGGATGTGTTTCATTAACTGGTAATGCACCCGAACTTTGGACAAGAACGAATCCAACTCCGAGTGGTACAACTTGTTTCTATAATGATATTGGATTAACCAATTATGCATCAATTCCCGCTGGATGGAAATAATATAAACTTTTTTTCAAAATACAATATAAATATGTAATTTGTGATATTGACAAATAATTTAAATATTAAAATAATATAAAATTATAATGAAAAACTATAATGAATTTATCAATAAAACATCACTTCGTATCCCTAATAGTCTAGAATATTGGGTAAAGAAATTAGGTAAAAAAGGAAAGGATGTAATGATTTACACACACGATGACTTAGATGGCTTATTCTCTGCGATAGCTATCAAAAGATATTTTATAGATCACGGTTTCAATATAATAGGTTATGGACTAGTATCATATCAAGAAAGTTGGAAAATAATTGCAATAAATCCCAATGTTATAAATGTTGCAGTTGACTTCGCTGAACCACACCCCGACATCGATGTTTATATTGACCATCATGGTGATTTCGTTGAAGGTGATAAGATTGCAGAACTAGCAAAGAGCAAAGGTGCCGTTAAGACCAAAACTGGTTCAGCATACGAGGGTATTATGGACGTTTTAGGACTTCCAGTTGATTCATTAGTACTTAGTGTCATTGATATGGTAGATGCTGCCAAATACGATGATTATGGTGTTAAATGGACAGATTTACTTGACTTTAATCCCGCTGAGATTAAAAAGAAACCAAATGCTAAATTACTTTTCGCTGGTGCATTTAATCAACTCTTAAAACGTGGTGAAGATGCAACAATAATCGAGACTATAGCTAACGTGGGTGAACCTTCTATTTATAAGATATTTGATTATATGAGGAGATTATATCCGGGTAATAATCCAGAACTTCCAAGAGGTAGTAGACCAGAAGACTTTTCTGATGAAGAATTAAAACAAATGGAAAAGGATTTTGTCGGTGATTCCAAGGGTAGGATAGAACAGATGAAGACGAGAACACGAGGTCACGGAGAATTTAAAGGAATTATAAAAAGTCAACAAGAATTCAAAGATAAATTCACCGAACATATTGAATACGCCGAGACATCAAGAAGTAAATTTGCGGGTCAGTCTGCAGATGTTATTAAACTTGATGGTTATGTTGTTATTGGTGAAATGGCATTTCTTGGTTCTGGAACTTGGGCTAATGCAATTCGTGCACGTGCAATCATACAACAAGATATTGAAAGTGGTCGTTTACCAAAAGAAGCAGGAAATATTAAATGGGTAGTATTACAATATGGTGATACACTACAAGTATGTTCTTATGGAAATATTCTTAATTATAACATAATGGATTTACCATTGTCACCAACGGGAAAGCCAATAGATGATTTGAAAGTATTCTGTGTTGATTTATTGGAATTGCTTCGAAATAAACTTGGATTTAGTAATACGGAAACAATGGCCGGTGGGCACCAAGGAATCGGTTCAATAAGCAATGTTGGAAATGCAACATTCAACCTTCCACCCGATAAAAAAGACTATCCATATTTGGGACTTCGTTACATAGATATACTTAAAAACTATATGATTGGTAGTTTGTCCAAAATTCAATGGGAATTAGAATTATCTTGGGATAATCCATTTTCACCAGAATATATTGAGCAACCAATACCAATGAATGCAAAAGTTATGATGATGAATCAGATAAGGAGAATTAATAAGAAAACTGGTGAAATAGAACTTCCCATTGATTATAATAAAAGACCTAGCTTGAAACAAATGAGAGATAACGAAGCTAAATTGAAAGAATTGGAAAAAGAACTTAATAATCAAAAGATGGAAGAACACATAACTAAAAATCAAGAGAAACATAATTATTATAGAACTCATGGTGAGCAAGATATGGATTTTGAAGAGTGGGAAAAACTGAGCAAGGAACAAAAAGATAAACTTGAAGAAGATAGAAAATTAAAATCTGAAATAGAAACTAAAAGTGCAAAAGAATATATAGATGTTGTGACGAAAACCAAAAACAAATCCAAAAGAATTGATAGGCCAATGTCAAGGTATAAATAAATTAATTGGAAATGAAAGTGCAGAAATTAAATGAATATAATAAAAATGACGAAACATATGTGATACAAGAAGGAATATCAGATATATTCAAACCTGCAACCTATAAAGAAAAGGTATTCAGTAGTCTTCTTCACCTTATGATGGATGAACAGAGTATATCCGAAAAGGATTTCAAAAGAATAGATGTCCTAATGGAGAAACTTAGAGAGTTCTTCAAAGATAACAGGGTAAATAATGTTATAAATGAATTTGAGGAGGAAGAAAGACGAAATAGTTATTGTGCAGAATTTATTTATGACGCTATAATCAAAAACAGTGAATTCTAATTAAAATTATTATTTTATAAATGAAAGAAATAACGAAAGTTATTTCTTTTTTATTTATATATACAGTTAAACTGAATTTTAAATAATGCTTACATCTATACCTTCACATCTTAATGAAAATACAGATTATAGGACATCTAATGAAATCATTATACGTGTGGATGATATAGATGAAGCATTAACTCTATTTATTATTTTATATAGTAATGGTTACGATAATCCAGCATTAAAAAGTGAAATATCCGATATAAGGTCTTTTCCATCACACTTGTTCGTGAATTTAAAAACAAAAATAATTTTTGTTTTTGATAAACATCCAATTGAAAAAGACGATTCATATAAAGAATATATTGACAAATCAGATACATATGAACATGTATATGAAGTAAAAAAAGATTTAGCTACAATAACTAAAATGTTGAAAAATGGAGTAATAATTCCGGAAACACCTAATTATACTCCAAGAAAATTGATAAGAGAATCTTTTCATCTAAAATATAATTATAGCAGTATTGTAATTGGAATTATGAATGATGATGACCTTCCTAAAATTGAAGAGATATTAGTTGATTTTTATAAGAAAAATGACATGAATTATCAAGATATAATTGATTTCATGAGAAGAAATCGTGGTGATTTAGGTGTGGGTGAGTACATTCGAATAGATCGCTACAATTACTTCAAGAAGGGGGATATACGAGGTATAGATGGATATGCATCAGATAATCATTTTACATATGAAAAGGTATTCACACTCAAAGATTTAGAAAATGGTTTATTGGATAATATATTTAAACGCGGAATTTCAGATAGACTAGAGCCAACTTATAAACCTAGAAAAATTGATAGGACATTAGAGTCAACCGATAACAAAATATATGAATCTAAAGTGAACGATGAATTACTTCAAACTACATATTTTCAAAAGTATAATATATTTATAATGGGATTTGATAGAACAGTGGATGAAAGAAGATTTGATAGATTAGTTCAATCAATGGTAGAAATAACTGGTTTTGATTTAGAACCTAACATGACTGGATATAGAATACACTGTCATGATGATAGGTTTTTTTGTTATTTAAGAAAATATGTAGGTGGAACTTTTGGTTGGGGGTGGGACGATGAAAGAAATTTTGATGCTGTCATAGACGATAGTGACAATTATCCGAAAATATTCACTATAGATGAAGTTGATTCTAAAGAAAAAATATTAAGTATTTTAAGACGAGGTAACGTATCTCCGTCTTATGTACCTAGAAAAATAGACCGAACATTAGAGAACATGAGAATTCCTAAGAATATTCTTGTTGCACTTAATAATAGTCCTTGGGATTTAATAATATTGAGATATACTACCATACAAGGAATGGAAAGAACTAAAGATTTTATTGGAACATTGAGTGGAATAAGTTTTTATCATCAACCACACACTGGAATAGTTCCTTGTGATGTGTATATAATATTGAGACAAAAAGGAACTACATTAAGAAGATTTGCTGCATACGAAGTAACACCTAGTTTTTTTGATAATGGTAATATAGAAAAGGGTTATCCGAGTCTCATAGTTTATCCAATACCGATTAACATGGATGAAAGTTCAGAAGAAGTAGAAAAATTATTCAATGATAAAATATTTAAATCTTATCCAGATTATAGTCCAAAAAGAATTGATAAAAATTTTGATTTGAATGAAACTGTGGTATTGGGAATGGCTCCGTGTTACAAACCAAGAAGAATAGATAGAACATTAGAAAATTTAAATCCCAAATATAATTATAGTTCTATTGTGATTAATATTAAAGATGACGTGGAGTTTCAAATATTATATGAGGAATTGATTGAATTTTGTGATAAGTATAATATTAATAATTATGATATTAATAATTTTTTTGATGGATTATCAATTCATTCTGATGTTTATATCAGAATTCGATTAAATTATTTCTCCAAATTGTTCTTAAATTTATCGTGGGGATTTATGATTCAATTAGATTCGAATACTGAAAGACAACAACAAACATACGAAAAAGTATTTACAATAGATGATATAAAAAGGGGACTTCTTGATAGTATTTATTTAAAAGGAACTTCTGTATTAGCTCCATCGTATGCTCCTAGAAAAATTATCAAAGAATCATTGAACACCGAAAAGGTATTATGGGCATTTGACATGGACGATACGCTTGTTTATAGTACAAGATTTGAAGAACACGTTAAACCATTATTAGTAAGAGAATTTTTAACTCCTCAAATAATTCTTCAAAATAAAATAGACGATATTGGAATTAAATTAAATGATTTAAAATATGCAGACGGTAGAATCTATTTTGATGACCCACAACACAAAATAAATATTACCGATAATTCATCTTGGACTAGAAAGGGTGATCGAGTCTATATAACACAATCAGATGCTTATTATTTGACATCAGAAAGTATGCCAATTGGTGTTCATGAAAAAATTGTTGATATTTATAATAAAGCTGAATATAAAGCAATTGTTACATCTCGTAGAGAGAGATTAAAAAAACAAACAGAACTAGCTCTCAAAAATCTAGGTATTAAGAAACCTAATTACGGATTATTTATGTATCCTAGTGATTCACTCGTATTCCAAGCTAAATGGAAAGCTTTTAAATTATTAGATCTTTATAAAAAAGGTGATTTTACTGAACTTCATTATTTTGATGATAATATTAAAGTTCTTAAAAAAATAAGACGATATCTCAAAAAGAAAGATATTAATATTACTCTTTACAAAGTAGATAAAAATAATTATAGAAAAATATGAAAATATTAAAAAGCTATAAATTATTTACTGAATCTTTTGATTTGAGTAATGCTTATGATTATGAAGTTTTAGGAACAACAGAGAAAGTAGATAAAAGTGGTGATAAATATCTATCATTTTTATATTCATTTGTAGACAATAATGGAAGAAAATATTATGTTGGTCTTACCTCATGGGAAATGAGTTATTATTCGTTTAGTGCTGATTTTAGAACTGAAGAGGAATACCTAAAGGATGAAAAGAGTAAAACAGATATATTAGATATAAAATATCTAGATACCAATCGTTTTGATGCTTTTAGAGTATTATCTACTGTATTTCTAATCATTAAGAATTTTTATGAATATAACATTAAAACATTAACTTCTTTTGCTTTCGTTGCGGATGATATCAAAAGAAGAAATATTTATAAAAATATTATACAGAAATTATTCCCCGATTGGAAATTAGTTAGGGACGAAGAGTTAGATGGTACTTGGCATCTCGAATATAATTTTGGTAGTGCTCTCAATGAAGCTTTTAGTAGAACAACAGTGAGAGACCAAATGTTACCTAAATCGGTTGATGATATTGATGAAATAATTTCTAATTGGACTTACAGAGAAAGATATCTAAAGGGAATAAAAATGGATGTTGATTATTTGAAAAGTGATGCGTTAAAACATATGAAAAAATTTGAAGACGTTGAAATCGGAGATTATTTAACAATAGCTGTACCTAAAGATGGAACTGACCAACCATTAACTAAAATAAAAGAAAAATATACATTTAATAGCAAAGAAGAATTTAAAAATTATTTAAAAGAACATCCTGGTATTATAGTAGATTCCAATGCATTAAAAATATTATTTAAATCATATCCAAATCAAAAAAGAGATGCAGTTGTTGTTAATTTGGTATACGATATGATGTTTGAATATGGTAGAAATTGTGGTGTATTTCCATATACTGAGGAGGATTTTAAAGATATATCTACAAAACCAGACCTATCGAGTGAAATGAAAAGTAGATTCCATGATGAGTATTTAGCAGAAGGAATTAGAGATTCAATGACACCCAAAGAAGGTTCAATAGATAAAATTAATAAGGTGATAAAAAGATTAGCTAATATGTTATTGAAGGATAAATATTTTGATAATTATGATGACGCCATTGAATTCTTATCCGATGAAGGGATATATGATAATGTTATTCAGATGAAAAGTCTTGGAATGACTTACCCCGAAGTTTACATTGAAGTAACTCAATTCAATTTAGATGAATACTTATATAACAAAGGATTACCATTAAAATTTGCAGTAAATCCCGAATGGAAAGATGACGTAGAAACTGTTGGTTCGGATGCTTATAATAAGGAACACAAGATGTTTTATTATGAAACTAAACAATCGAAAGCTGAAAAAGATTCACAAAGAAGAAAAATAATGAGAACTTTTAATGAAGATGATTACCCACACATGAACGAATCAGTGAGAGATAAAATGACACCAAAATCCAATGAAGATATAGAAGATGCATTTGAAGACATAGCTTGTAGAATTGCTGATATTCTTTTGGAAAAAGAAGAATTTGATGATTATCTAGATGCGTACGAATGGGCATATAATCACAAAGAATATTTAATGAGAGTTATAGATGAAGAACCCGAATATGATTTGGAAAAGATAATACGAAATATACTATATGGAGCAGATTGATTATGGGTGGCCATCAAAAAGTGATTATGATGAGGATGAAATAAATGAGGGTGTAAGGGATGAAATGACACCAAAATCCGATGAACAAATTAAACAATCTTTGAAAGATGCAGACCCAGAAAGAAAATTGAAAATGGGTGTTACACATGATTTAAATTGGTTAATTGAAAAGGCAATAGAAGAAGGAGTGGATTTAACAAAACCAGAAAATAACAATTTGATTATTTTATTATGCACAAAGGGTAATTTTGATATGGTTAAATTATTTATTGATAATGGTGCTAACGCCAATTATAATGATAGTATTTGTCTTGAACGATCAGTAGACAGCAAAAATGTTAATTTGGTAAAACTATTAATTGATAATGGAGCTAATGTTCATACTAACTTGGATTATCCTATAAGATGGGCTACTATATACAAAAATATAAAAATGGTTAAAATACTTCTAGAAGCGGGTGCTAATGCTCGTATTTCTCAGAACTTTCCTTTAAATACTGCAATTAGGAATAACCAACAAGAAATGATAGATTTAATTAAGAAATATATAAATAAATAATGAAAAAGTTAAAAACATATAATTTATTTGTTGAGGGTGTCAGAGAATTAATGACGGGCAAATCAATTGCAGATGCTAAAGAAATAATTAATAATTTGTCTCCACAAAATAGATATGAAAATATTACAAAATATAATTTAGAAGACTCTTATACTCAAGAAGAATTAGATGAATTTTTGAAACTCACCAATGCTACTTTGAAATTTAATATGGGAATTCGAAATAATAAATTTTGGGCGGTTAAAGAAGGTATAGAAGAAGACCCTTCTATTATAGATAGATTTAATAGTATATTACCATCAGCAGTTAGAAGATGTGATGCTCAAATAATTAAATATTTGGTAGATTTGGGATTTGATGCAAATACTCAAGATGCTTGGGCATTACAATTAATAACAATAGACAGTGATTATGATAAAGTTAAAATATTAATTGATGGTGGTGCAAAACCAACAGCTAATATTCTTGAAATTGCTCTTAATAACCACAAATATAATGAAGACATTGTTAATTTATTACTAGAACACTCCGATAGAAAGATAATAGATCAAATACAGAGATGGGGCCATAATTATAGAGGTAAGTTTCGTCCAAAGGATGCGTATCCATATTTGGAAGAATAATTAAATAACACTATTTAATTTTTCTAATATATTTTCATCATATTTAATTCTTAATAAATTAATATGATTTTTTTTGCAATATTGATTTTTTATTTTATCTCTTTTTTGTATTTTTTTAAATTCCTTTTCACCTCCCCAATATTTCTTTAATATAAAATGTTGTTCACCATCATATTCTATACAAATATTTAATTTTGGTAGATAAAAATCAAATCGAAGGGATGATATATATTTGCAGTCATAAAATTTTTTTTGATTTTCAAATTCAATCTTATTGTCAATTAAATATTTTCTTATTTTCTTTTCTCCTTTACTTTCATTACATTTAGGACATCCACTACCATTGATATGTTGATATGCTAATTGTTTGAATATTCCGTGTTTTTTACAAATAATGGATATGATATCATGGGCATTACTATATTTAACTAAACTATAATCATATTTATCATTATGAATTTCTTTAGCTTTTTTCATAAATATTTTTTTATTTTCACATTTATAACATCCCGTTTTATTTAGTATTAAGTGATCTGGTCTTATTTCAAATTCACCGTGTTCTGAACATATTAATTTAACTTTAGTTCTTATGTTTTTATAGTTAACTCGACTAGTATCGTATTTGTTACCATGTATTTCGTTAATTTTATTTATAAATTCATCATTAGTAGGTATTCGTTTGTTACATTTAATACATCCTTGTCCATTTAGGTGTGCTTTGGGTGTTTGTGGAAATACACCATGAATCGGACAAATAATTTGAACTTTGATTTTTGTATTTTTAAAATCACTCATAGAATAATCATATTTATTATTATGAATTATATTGGATTTATTTATAAATTGATTCTGAGTTAATTTTTTCATTGATTATTATTTGTTTTTCTTTCTCCTTTATTTGTGAAGGCGTCTATTTCATCATTTAATCTATCATAATCTACAATATGGTAAGTTTCGTCAGACAAGTCTTCGACATCTTGAATGTCTTTTTTCTCATCTTCTTCACCACCCATATTGAGTTCAGACATTTCTTTTTTAATATCCTTATAGAAATCTTTCATTCTCTTTTGTATATCATATAACATCTTAATTGAATCTCTTATTTCTTTTTGAAATATACCAACCGACTGATACATCAACGGGTCATTGATACCCATATCTAATTGTTTCATAAGGTTTATTAAACCTCTTTTAGAACAAGATAATGAAAATTTCAAGTCAGCGAGAGCGGATGCATCATTTTTAATAATGTTGTTAATGTTTCTTTTTTCAATATCTTCTGCATTCAAATATAAACTAGATAAACAATCTAACGTTTCTTCACTATCTAATTGTATTTCTTCAATTTCTTTATCATAATCAAATAGAACTATATCGTTTAATCCGGGTAATAATTCGTCATCTGGAAATAAATCTTCTGGGTTGAGTGCTAATTGTTGATTTAATCCGTTCATTTCTCCGACCAATGAATTAATGTTTTGTTTCAGTTGTTGTGTTTTAAGTGGATTAGTTTTAGCCATGGCTTATTTTAATTTTATTTTATATATTTTATTTGGGAAGTTCCATATTTTTTATTACCTTTGTCCTTAAACATTTATTTGTCCTGATTATATATAAAAATAAGTAATTTATTAAATGACTGAGTGGTATCCATATAGATTTAAGACTGAGAAAGAATTCATATTCGAATATGGTTCAAATTGGAGATATATAGTTAACTTTAATTATCAAGGTAATATGGATTATTTGTGTGGCAAATCTTTGCCTTTTGGTGAGGATGTAATGAAGAGATTTATCATTAGTATG